ATCTTTTGTATCTTGGGCTTGGTTACCAGCACTGTTATTGAGACAAACACAGCCGTTTGAAGTGTTACCAAATTGGTCTTATCAGCAACTGCCTTCGGCGTTATATAAGGCTAACAATATTGATATCGGAGTTCTTTCATGAAAACACCAATCAGTGAATTTGATGTGGTTTTTATCAGCTATGACGAACCCAATGCGGATGAAAACTATGCAGATTTGCTAGAAAAATGTCCTTGGGCAAAGAGAAGTCATGGAGTATATGGTAGCGATGCTTGCCATAAAGCCGCCGCTCGCCTGGCAGAAACTGAACGCTTTATTACCATTGATGCAGATAACAAGGTTCGTCCAGATTTCTTTGAACTTGAACTAGATTTACACAAGTTTGATCGCAGCGATGTGCTGTCGTGGTCAGGTAAAAACATCATCAACGGATTGGTATATGGCAATGGTGGTGTCAAACTTTGGCCCAAAAAAGTAGTTGAACAGATGCGTACACACGAAGCAGTAGACAACGGTCCAGGTGCTGTGGACTTTTGCTGGGACATACACTATCACCAATTAAACAATATCTATAGTGATGTTTACAATAATGCCACTCCTTATCAGGCATATCGTGCTGGGTTTAGAGAAGGTGTAAAGCTGGCATTACACGATGGCCGTCCAATGGATTGGAGGCAAATTGCCGAAAAGAATAATTTTAAAAATCATCGTAGATTGTTAGTATGGATGAGTGTCGGGCAAGATGTACCAAACGGGCTGTGGGCTATGTATGGTGCAAGGTTAGGCTGTTATTTGACCAATATTCGCAGAGACTGGGATTATACATTGGTGCGCGACTTTGAATGGCACAATCAATATTGGAGAGAAGATATCATGCCACAGTTTGCTGGTGACGAAATTACTTGTCCTGTCAGTAAGTACTCCTGGAACAAAACTAGGCTCATAGCTGAAACTTCCAAGCTTGGTAGAGTAATGCGCCAAGATCTTAGACTTGACGTTGCTGATTTAGATGAAACGGGAAGTCGTTTTTTTAAAGCCAGCTACTTTAATCCTCATAGACTTGGTCCCACAGTCAAAGAGAGTGATGTTGAACAGTTTATTTTGGAGTAAACTTTGTTAGATGTGTTTTTCATTAGTATGCAAGAAGAAGGTGCTGATGAAAATTTTGCACGGCTACAGGAATTTGTGCCTCATGCTTGCCGTATTGACAATGTGGTTGGTATTTACAATGTTCACCGCACTTGCGCGGAACGCAGCACCACAGATAACTTTTGGGTAGTTGATGCCGACGCCTGGATACTAGATAACTTTGATTTTTCCTGGGAACCCAATGATGAAATTCAGCAATTTGGAGTACCAGAATCCAAGTGTGTACATGTCTGGCCAAGCATAAATCCAGTTAACGGTCTGACCTACGGTTATGGTGCTGTAAAAGTTTTCCATCGGGCTCCATTTTTAGAAAGCAAATCCTGGAACATCGATGTCACTACTTCCATGGCACCATTGGTTACTAGAGATATCATTAGTTGCGAAACAAGATTCAATGTTACACCACAAAGTGCTTGGATAGGTGCATTTAGAGAATGTGCCAAGCTGTCATCTTTAGTCGTAATCAAAAACAGAATTAAAAAGATTCGCCAGCAAGAACAAAGCGAACTTGAAGAACTTTCAAGTTATGTATCAACACAAGATTGGGATGATGTACAAAAAAACAATTATCGTCGCAGCAAATCTATAGTTATCACTGAACAATACAAAGTACAAAAAGAAATATACCATTTCTGGTCAGAAATAAATGAAATAGCTCAGCGGAACTTGATTTGGTGTACTGAAGGATGGAACAATAAAAACGGAAAATATGCAGTTTTAGGCGCACAAACTGGAACAAAGTTTGGATTAGCTTATGGCGATTCACCAGGATTAGAACTGATCAATGATTGGTCGTGGTTAAAAAAGGAATTTGAGACTCATGTCACTGTTTAATTTTGCCAAGTCGATAAAAAAAGAAAGTCATATTCTTGGACAGTTTCCAGTGGCATTTTTAAGCTACGACGAACCCAATGCTGACCAACACTGGGATCATCTAAGAAAAAATCGTCCAGGCAATCTTCTTCAAAGAGTACATAAAGTCAAAGGATTTGATGCAGCACACAAAGCCGCTGCCGCTGCTTTCTCCAATGCCAGTCATGTTATTACTGTGGATGCTGACAATCTAGTTGACTTGAACTTTTTTAATTTGCACTTACATGCCAATATTGAATTGCCCATCAGCTATTCATGGAATGGATACCAACATACCAATGGCCTGGTGTATGGCAATGGTGGTATCAAGCTATGGAATCGACAACATTTAGAAACCATGCGTAGCCACGAAGCAGCAGACAATAAAAGAGATGCTGTGGATTTTTGCTGGGATGGCACACAATACAAAACTTTATCAGGTTGCTGGTCAACCACCTTTACTAATGCTAGTGCTTATCAAGCATTTCGCGTTGGTTTTAGAGAAGGCGTAAAGCTCAGTATGGATCAAGGCAATGTGGTGCCATTTGACCAGTGGACTGCTAGAATTCACGGCGCCAATTTTCAGCGACTTTTGACATGGATGACAGTTGGTGCTGATGTAGACAATGGAGCATGGACAATCTACGGCGCTCGTCTGGCAGTTAAGTTGCTGCAATACGATGACTGGGATCCAATTCATATCAGAGACTATGAGTGGTTTGAAGATTTCTTTAAAAACCATAGTAAACTTGATCCGGTCAAAGCCAATTTAGAATTAAGCAAACCACTCAGTGCTGGTCTAGGATTTACACTACCTGAATTTTCTGCGGAACATAGTGCTATTGTAAAAAGAATGCAATTTCATGCTAATAAAGAACTCACCGATAAAGATGTAAAAGCTCAGACAAATTTAAAATTTTATGGTTGGTTCAATGAATAAGCTTAGAGAACTGCAAAACTCTGTGTTGATATTTCTCGATGAAGCAATTGGTCATCGTCGCAGCCTGCACATGTTACATAGATGGTTTGAGACAGGATCTGACACCGACCTATGCGAATTGGTAGTGCAAGTAGGAAGAGAACACTATATTGATCTATGGCCGTTGATAAACTATTGCCGTAGGAAACCAGATCCAGTGACATTTTTAAGCTACGATAAATCTAATCATATTGACCAAACAGTACACAGTTTATTTCAGCGTCATCTTCGCTTGCCAATGGACTGGACCAACGGAAAAGAAGTAATGCTTTCTCCTATTCCTTCATGGTTAACGCCTAAATTTAAAAGCGGTGATATACAGCAAGGTGTATTCTGGGAGTTGTATGATTGGATAAAGTTAAATTCTACCCTACACCCCGAACCATTGTCAATAATCCCCTATGTATTTGACAAAATCAATGAATCATCAGCTGATTTAACCAAGCTAGTAGACTTATTAAAAATTTTCTTTGGTGATACTATATTAAATTGTTTGCATGACGAATCTATGGACTGTTTTGTCAAAGAAGTAACGAAATATTATCTTTATTATGATAGTAGTATTAGCACCTTGTGTGGTGTGATTGGTGAGAATCCTGATGTAAATTGGAAAGATGCACTGAGTAGAGATCAAATCCAAAGTAAACTTTGGCTCCTAGAAAAAATGCATAAATTAGGTATAAATTCTAAGTCCAAGATAAAAAATATCTTAGAACCTCAGACAGTTCTACTTGTTGGTGGCTGGGTTGGTATACTTCCGTGGTTAATGACCTTGACTAACTTTGAATTTTACAAATTGGTACACACACCAGTGCTGATCAATGTTGATTTTGATAAAACAGTTCATGCAGCAGCCAGCAAACTGCTTGATGGTACCGTTGCTTTTAATTACCAAGGGGTTGATAAGGATATTAAGAAATATAATTTTACGCAACATAAAAATCTTATAGTGATTGACACTATTGTTGAGCACTTTAAAGATCATGAAAAATGGATTAAAAGCTTGCCTAAAGGAACGCCGGTTGTGTTACAGGGAAACAACATGTTTGATGCACCTGATCATGTAAACTGTCATCACAGCCTTGAAGAATTTGTTAAGTCGTCTGGGTTAAATACTATACTATGGAGCGGTGAATTGTTACTAAACAAGTGTCTGCGCTTTATGGTTATAGGCATAATATGATATTTGATTCAAGGTTCAAATGTTACGACTTTAAAATTGATATAGAAAAGCTTAAAGAAGAAACACATAAGATATTATGGGATAACACAGTCAATCGTTATCAGCATCAAATATCTTTGCAAACCAATGGCGATACAAACTGGCAGTCTAGTACTGGCAAACACGACGGTGAGGATGAATCCCAATGGGATAAGATTCATCCTCAATTAAAGGGCACTTGGTGGGAAAGCTTTTTGAACAGTTTTCCTTTTAAGGTATACAGGA